CAGACGGAATTTTAAAAGTAGGAACAATAACAACGAGCTCTGGATCAGGGACGATTACTCTTGGTCAATCTGGAGAGACTGTTGATATGGCTAATGGATCTATTACTTTAAATAGTGATATGAAATCGACTCCAGCTTTTTCAGCTTACATAAACGCAGCAAGTTTTCAATTTGCAGAAAATTCATGGACTAAATTACAAATGTATGGAGAAGATTTTGATACCGATGGTGCTTATGATACATCAAATGCAAGATTTACTATACCAGCAGGAGCTGCTGGAAAATATAATTTTAATATTCAACTTAGATCAATAAATAATCATACAATAAGATTTCTTATCGGTCTTTATAAAAATGGATCTAAACAATCTACAGCAGAAACAAGAGTAGCTTTTGGAAGTGGTACAACATTTCCTTGTGTTTCTTTAACAGATCGTGTTGATGCTGCAGTAGGAGATTATTTTGAAGCATACGCTTATCATACAAATACTGGTGGTGATAATGGAGTTAAAGGAGCTTCATCATCAACAGCTACTAGAGAAACTTGGTGGTCAGCAAATAGGATTATAGGAGCATAATGACAGCAATTTTAAAAGTAGACACAATACAAGACGTAGACGGTAATAACATTATTAACGAAAGTTCTGATACTATTACTATCGGTGCATCTGGTGACACGACAAATATTATTGGAACATTACAGAATAATGGTTCTGCTGTTGGTGGGATTACAGTTGCAGATCAATGGAGATTAACTGCTGATTTTACTGGTGCTGCTAATCCAATATCTTCTAATCTTGAAAGAGTTGATACAACTGGTCAAGGAACAATCGGCTCTGCTATGACAGAAAGTTCTGGTATATTTACATTTCCATCAACAGGAATATATCTTGTAAGTTTTACTGCTGCACTTCAATTTAATGGAGATACCAGATATTATGTAGCATATATAGAAAGCACAAGAAATAATGGTGGTGCTTGGACAGAACTTACTAAAAACGAAACTTTTATACAACAAACTGGTTCAGCAGCTACACCTAATACAGTAGTTACATCAACATTAATGGATATATCAGATACTTCTCAACATAAAGTAAGATTTGAAGTTTTACCATTAGACACTAGTACCTCTACAAAAGGAGATTCGACTAAAAACGAAACTTTTATGACATTTATAAGATTAGGAGATACATAAAATGGATAGAGATTATTTACAAGAAGCATTAGCATCAATGCACATTGGTCAATGGTTTGGCTTTAGTAGTAAAGATCAAACTTATTCAACTTTAATAGTGCATGACAGTTCGATTACAAAACCTACTGAAGCAGAAGTAAATGCAAAGATACAAGAATTAAAAGACGCTGAACAAGCAGCAATAGATAAAAAAGCCTCTGGTAAACAGAAGCTAAAAGATTTAGGATTGGACGACGACGAAATTAAAGCGTTGATAGGAGCATAATATGGCGATAACTAGACTAGGACCAAATCAATCAGTAAACCTTGCAAGCAATGTTACAGGAACATTGCCTGTAGGTAATCTACCTTCTGGAAGTGTTTTGCAAGTCGTTCAAGGCACTACAACTACTTCATTCGCAACAACTTCAACTACTTATGCTGATACAAATTTAACTGCGAATATTACTCCATCTGCAACATCGTCTAAAATTTATATTACTGTTAATCAGAATGTATCATTAAGTGACGATAGCGATGATAGAGTTGGAGCTGCATTGCGTTTATTAAGAGATTCAACAGTTATTTATGGTGGCGACCAAGCATACGAAATGTTTTTTGAAAATAATTCTGGTAGTGCAACACAAAATTTTGTTACTGTTAATAGAAATTATTTAGATTCTCCTAGTAGCACATCTCAGCTTACTTATAAAACACAAGGTAGAATTTATCAATCTGGAGATAATATTACATTTAATAGTGGAAGCATTGAAGCAACAATAACACTTATGGAGATAGCTGGATAATGAATATAATAAAAGCAATATTAAAAATAAATCCTAATGCAGAAGTATCTGTAAGTGGAAATGACATCAATACTATTGAATGGCACAATGGAACAACACCTATTTCTAAATCAGATATAGAAGCTAAAATGGCAGAGTTACCTACTGCAGAAGAAGAAGCTGCACAAAGAGAAACAGAAAAAACATCTGGCAAACAAAAACTTAAAGATCTAGGATTAAGCGACGCTGAAATAAAAGCACTGACAGGAGCATAGACCATGCTCGGACTGACTTCCTTATCCGGTGCTCCAATATCGACATCGTTTTTTAACCCTAATGTACTTATAAATGTAACAGGTAATGCATTAACCATTGGAGTTGGTACTGCTATAGCAACTACAAATGCTGACGCTTTACCTAGTGGCTCTCAAGTAAGTCTTGGAGCAGGAACAGTTACAGTAACAGGAACGGCAGTAGTAAGTCCAACTGGCTCACAAACATCTTTAGGTATAGGAACTGTAGTAGTTTCAGCAGATGCTAACGTATCAGTTAATGGAAACTCATTGACCTTAGCAACAGGAAGTGTTACAGTAACAGGAACAGCAGTTGTGAATCCTACAGGATCACAAGTAACGGCAAACACAGGAGAAGCAGGGATTATTACCTGGAACGATATCGTACCAGGGGTGAACATGACTTGGACACCAATAGACCCTTATTAATAAATTATGGCATCATCTTTTTCAACAAACTCAAAATTAGAATTAGTCACTACCGGTGAAAAAGCTGGTCTATGGGGCACGATTACTAATACAAATTTACAAATACTAGAACAATTATCTACAGGTTATTTATCATCTGCACAATTAGCATCTGGTGATTTAACTCTAGCACTAGATAATGGTGCAACATCAAACGGTAAAAATTTATACATAAAATTAACAGGTACACTTGGTGCAAATAGAAATGTAACTATACCTGATGGTGCTGAAAGAGTTATAGTATTTGAAGATGCAACAACAAGAGGCACTTCTACTTTATATACAATAACAGTTAAAACAGTATCGGGATCAGGAGTTGTATTACCTATTGGATCTACTTCATTAGTTTATTCAGATGGTACAAATGTTAGTCTTGGTATTCGTAACAAAGGTTATGTAACATTAAACTCTTCAACAATTACTGCATACACTGCAGTCGATGGTGATCAAATTTTAGCAAACACAACAGCTAACCCAATTACAGTAACACTACCGGCTTCACCTGCAACAGGTGCTGAAGTTTTATTTGTTGATGCTAGAGGCACATTTGCCAATAACAATTTAATTATTAATAGAAATAGCGAACCTATTAATACAGGTACAAGTAATTTAACTTTAACAACTAACGGTCAAGCCTTTTCATTAGTCTACGTTGATTCAACAAGAGGTTGGGCGTATAAAACCAACACGGCGTAAGGAGCACGGACCATGGCCCTTATTGATTTTAAAGTATTACCAGGGATTGACAAACAAGATACAACATCTGGAGCAGAAAACAGATGGGTTGATTCTGACAATACAAGATTTAGATATGGCCTACCTGAAAAAGTAGGTGGTTGGTCTTCTTTAATATCAGATAGTATTGTAGGTGTTGCAAGACGTGAGTTTGCTTTTGTAGATTTAGAAGGTAACCGTTATGTTGCAATAGGAACTGATAAATTTTTACTTTTATATTTTGAAGGTCAAATATTTGATATCACACCTATAAAATCAGCTTTATCTTCATCAACAATAGCAACAGTAAATAATTCTGCAGTCTGTACAGTTACAACTACTTCAACACATGGGTTTGAACCTGGAGATATTGTTTTATTTGATAGTGTAACTTTACCAGGTGGAACTGGATACAGTGCATCAGATTTTGAAGATAAATTATTTCAAGTTATATCTACACCTACTTCAGTAACATTTACAATTACACAAAACAGCAACGCTGGTGGTACGGTATCTACAGGTGGTAGTATATCTGTAATCCCTTATGAAAAAGTTGGTCCCGCTGCACAATCTTATGGTTATGGTTTTGGTATTGGACAATATGGTGGAACAGTACCGGGTGCACAACAAACTACTTTAAATGGTGGATTGAATGCAGACACTGCAGGTACAGGTGGATCAGGAACTGTTATTAACGTTACATCAAACACAGGTTTTCCAACAGCAGGAACTATAGCTGTAGGAAATGAATTAATAACTTACACAGGAAAAGGTACAAACACTTTAACAGGTATTACTAGAGGAGCTTTTGGGACTGCAACTTTTGGTACATCAAATGGTCAAGCTCACTCAACAGGTGCAACGGTTACAGATGCATCAAGCTTTACAGGTTTTGGAAGTGGAGTTCAAGCTTCTGAAGTAACCCTAGAACCAGGTCTTTGGAGTCTTAGTAACTTCGGTCAAGTATTAGTTGCAACCATTGCAAATGGTAAAACATTTACATGGAATGCAGGAGCAGCATCACCTC